TGATTTGAGTATTCATCAATGGAAGATATTTTTTAATGACCTTTGATTTGATGCCTCCATCCTTCAAAATTGATCCAACAAAATTAAAGTAAGAAACATCTTCTTTATACTTGGATTTTGAATCACCAATTGCCTTTAACTCATCTTGAAGTTTTTTTAACTTTTTCCTTTCAGTATTTGTGTTTTTAATTCCGTTGACAATCTCTTGAATTTCACATTCAAGTTCTTTTGACTGTCTATTAAATTGAGAGATTTTAATGTTGTTGCTAGAAATTTCATTGTTTATTGTGTTAATTTGCTTTGCGATTTTTGCAAATTCAGATTCTCTAATTTCCTCATTTTCAATAAGAGTTTTTATTTCTTTATAACCAACTTCGATTTCTTTTACTTTGTCTTGAAACTCACTAAGTTTATTTAATCTAAATTCTTCATCAATGGTTTGAGTGCAAGTGGGGCATACCGTATTACTGTCAAAAAATTGATGTTGCTCTTTTATTGTAGATGCTTTCTGGGATAGTTTACCCTTCAAAGAAGATAGTTGTTTGAGTTTTTTTGTTGGATCTCCAAGTTCTTCACTTTGCTTTTGCAGATCAGCAGATGCTGAATTCTTTTTATCAGTATCTTTAATCAATAAATCAATATCATCTTGAAGTTGTTTAATCTTTTCGTTCTTTAGTTTTATATTTCTTTCACCATTCTTTTCTATATTTTCAATAAACTCTTTTTGCATATCAATTTTTTCTTCCGTCATAGTTTCCTTGATGGACTCCTCTTTGAATTTCTCATTGAGTCTTTTAATATTTTCTTTGACAACAGAATTCATTGAAGAAAATATTTTAATATCCAATAAGTCCTCAACAATTTCTCTGCGATTAGATGCAGAAAGTTGCATAAAAGGTACATAAGAAGCACTACCCAAGATTACAATTTGAGTAAATGACTTGTAATTTAATTTTAGTACAAAACTCTCCAACCATTCTTGTTGATCATTTGCTGATGCTTCCTGGTCTAAGAGAGAACCATTCTTATAAATTTCAAAGATATTTGGTTTTATTCCCCTTACAATTTTCCACTTATTAGTTCCAATGGAAAACTCAATTTCAACTAAACAATCTTTCTCATTAGTAGAATTTACTAATTGACCTTTTGTAATTTTTCGGAATGCTTTATTAAATAACCCAAAGCACAAAGCATCCAATAAAGTGGACTTTCCACTTCCATTTGACCCAACAACTAATGTTGTTGGATTCTTATTAAAATTTATTTCTGTGAACTGATTTCCTGTTGATAAAAAATTACGAAATCTTATTTTCTCGAATAGAATCATTATTTCTTGGGGGTATCACAAATTCATCTGGTGGTATTATAACATAATTGTACCCATAAGCATCACAAGTTTTGACTGCTAGTTCTGGGTCAACTTCAACTACTGACATTGGAGGATAATCTTCTGCCTCTAGAAGTCCTGCATATCTTTCTGCATCATCTTCATCCAGGAAAAAATACAAGGACTTCTCTCCATCATCATCTGGGACTGCATATGCCCCCTCATCTTCTTTCCCTTTTATAGAAAGTATATACATTACTCTAATTCTAGTGCTTGTTTATATACTTCTCCAACAATTGATTTGACTTTATTTTTATCAAACTCAAAATCGGAGTCTTCAATATATTTATTAAGAATGGTCATTGTATCCTCAATCTCTGTATCAGAATATTCAACAGAAGTATCGTCAATGTCCATCATATCAACAACTTTAACTTCCAATGGATTAAAGTTGGTTATAAAATTTAAATATTTGTCAAATTGTTTTTGATTATTATTTTTTCTAATTATTATCTTTACTATTTTATCAGTAAAACTAATATCTTCTATTCCCGAAACATCACTATCTTCGTAATATACTTTTTCAAACATATTAAAAGGATTTTTATGGAAAGTTATTTTATATGTTTCTGTATCAAATATATTAAATCCTCTATCATCCCCATAATCGTTCCAGAACATCTGATATGGATTACCTAAGTAAAATACCTTTCCATCATCACTACGAGTGTGATAATGACCAGAATATACTCTATCAAACTTATCAAAGATTGTTTTATCCATTCCACCTTTCTGTACCTGCCCAGGAAATACAGAGAATCCATTTAACTCTAAGTGTCCAAATATTACTTTTGCTTCTGTATTTTGAAGTAGATCAAAAACTTTTTCCTGATTTTCATTACATATCCAAGGAAGCAATAAAGTATCCAATCCATCAAATGAAACTTCCAAAGGAGAAGATACTGGAATTACATTCTCATATTGATTCAAGAGCAAGTCAATTGAATTAATTCTATTAGTATTTTTATAATAAACGTCGTGATTGCCAACGATGTTATAAACAGTTATGCCAAGTTCTTGGAATTTATCATAAACATTTTCTTTTGCCCATTCCAATGCCCAATAGTCAATACCTTTTCTATTATCAAAGGCATCTCCCATATGAATAACAGTTTTTATTTTTTCCTTTTTTAATCTTGGAAAAAAAATCTCATTATAAAATTTTGCAAAGTATTCATGAAAGTTTTTATTTGCCTTTTTAAAATTATAATGAGTATCAGTAATGATACCTAATTTCATTGATACAATTTCATTTGAATATTATCTTTGATCGTATTATAGTCCGAAGAACTAAATCCGTCTCCATCAACAGAAAAAACTTCATCATATCCACTACGTTCAATAATTTTTTCCTTAATCTCCATTTGCTTTTTCTCTTTGTGGATTCTACGAAGAAAAGCATAATAAACAATTTGAGTAAAATATGCGAACGGATTGGTTCTTTCTGTATCAAAATTATTAATATAATTTACACAATTTTCTACTCCATCACTTATCATATCTTCTCTAAACATGTAGTTGACAAAATTTGGACGATATGATAAGTGAGTAGCAATCTTTAAAAAACAATCCCCGAGATAATTTGATATCATTGGTGGTGGGGCATTCTTCTCTTTTGCCATATCCACTTTCTTCTTATGTGCAACTAGAGCTTCATGAAACTCTTTATTATTAACATAATGGGGATTTTTAGTTGCTTTGGTATTCATGTAAATTTTATGCGTTAGTTCTTTGTTATAATACAGACATAATAACACAAAAAAGATGCATTTGACAAGTCAAAGCAATTTAAGTAAAATAACTCTGTTAGGGTTGATAATCATACTAGTCTTTAATATCTTCTGATCTATAAAGTTTTTCTAATAAGATTCTTGCTTCACTAATTGATGAGATGTATCCCATATTTGGAGATACATCTTTTTTATTTTGTTTTTTAATTTTTGATTTTATATACTTTTCATAAATTGAAATTATATCTTTATCACGTACTTCAGATATAGTGATAACTTTTTCCATATCAAGTAAAAAAGTAGTCTCATCAGTAAATTTAATCCAAGGATTTATTTTATATCCTTCTACTGAATACTTTTGAATGGTAACTGTTTCAATTATAACAGGATCTTCAAGTATTAAAATAGTTCTATCTTCTTCATCACAAGAACATACTTTAGAAAATATTTCTTCGGAAGAGATTAATTTAATAATTGCATAAAATTCTTCAGACATTAGTTTTTAAAATTGATTTTAATTATTTCATAGTTAAAATCTTCTTCATTATAAATTTTAATTCTTTCAATTAAATGATTTAATGTATAATTTTTTTTAGAGTTATAAGTAATATCATCTGCAATATCATAAAGAATTGCTTGAGTTTTGTTATTTCCTTTTCTTAAAACTCTTCCAATTGATTGAAGATTTCTGACTCTTGATTTGCTTGGTGAAGCAAAGATAACATTATGCAAATTTCTAATGTTAATTCCTGTAGAAAATGTTCCGTAAGAAGCAACAATAATTGCGTTATCTTCTCTTTCAGTAATTTCTCTAACCAGTTCTCTTTCTTCTGTGTCAACTCCACCATGAACAAAAAATATTTTTCTTTCCTTTGATGCAGAATTATTTATAAGTTCATATAAAGGTAGTCCATGAGTCTCAACCCTATTGAATAACACTAAGCTATTTCCTTTCAAATCAAGAACGAGATTTTTTATAAAATTATTTCTTTTTTCATGGCCTATTAGATATTGTATCTCCTCTTCAAAATCATTAAATTTATGTGGATTATGCTTTAATAATAAAATTTTAATTTGAAGTTTTGATAAATGCCCCTTTTCAATTAGTTCTTTTGTTTGGGTCACCTTATACGAAGGACCAAATAATCCCTCAAGAACCCATTTATGTGTTTGAGAACCATCTAAGGTCCCAGTAAATCCAAATCTATATTTTGCATTATCCAGTTTTGTCATAATAGAAACAAGAGACTTTGATTTGAATAAATGAGCCTCATCTCCAATTACTACATCAAAAGAATCAAAGAATGACCTTGGTAAATTATATATTGACTGCCAAGTAGTAATTATCACACTTTTATTGGTGTGCTTCTCTTTTCCCGAATAAATTTTATGACAATGTGATTCGGAATCCCATCCATAATCTAAAAAGTCTTTATACATTTGTTCCACTAAGGATGTAGTCGGAACAACTAATAAAATTTTATGATTTTTATCACAAAAGTATCTAACAACGGAATAAATCATTAGTGATTTTCCAGATGCTGTTGGAGAAATTAAAAGTTTTCTATTATATCTAAGAGCATCATAAACAGCATTAACTTGATAATCTCTTGGTTTATGACTTGATATTCTTGTCATATATTCCTTTACTCCTTCATAAGAAATCATTTCATTTTCTTCTAAAGGAGTTCCATAAAATTTATTATCTTTAAATTCTACTGAATATTCATATCTTTTTGCCCAAGACACAATTTTATCCAAAAGACCAACATATATTTCACCAGTATGGGTACTGTATAGTCTTATTTTTCCATCCCAATACTTACTTCTATACTGAGGCATAAATTTTGCACCAGGAACTTCAAAAGTAAAATATTCCGACAATTCTTGATGAATATGTGGATCAGCATCAACTTTTAAATATATCTCGTTCTTTTTTTGGATAATTATATCAGTCATAACCAGCAGTAAATCTCATATATTCGATGGCATTTTTTATTTGGTAAGTTCTATTTAAAATTGTTTTTAAAATACTTTCCAAATAGTTTATCATTACTTGATAATATTCAATTTTTGAAGTTGA